CGGACCCTTGGGCAAGATCGGTGCCGCCGCCGATCTTGCCCAAGGGTCCGAGGTTGATCGACGGCAGAGTGAAATGCAGCCGGTTCCACAGGTCGATGACCCCGTTGATCACGGCCCGGAACCCGTCGAGGATGCCATTCCACATGGAGGCGCCGATCCCGGCGATCTGGCCGGCCATCCCGCCCAGCCAGCCGGTGAACCCCGACCAGATCCCTTTGAGGGTGGCGACCACGCCCGACACCACCCCCACCAGGGTGTTCCAGTTTTGGATGATCAGGTAGACGGCCACCCCGATAGGGCCGGTCAGGATGGCGATCAGCAGCGGCCAGTTGGCCCGGAACCAGCCGACCACGGCGCCGGCGAAATCGACTATCGACTGCCAGTTTTTGATGATCAGGGCGACGGCCAGGCCGACCGGGCCGAGCAGGATGGTGAGCAGCAGCGGCCAGTAGGTCCGGATCCAGTTGAAAACGTCGGCCACCGCCGCCCGGCAGGCGGCGAACACGGCCGCCCAGTGGGTGGCCAGCTCGTAGACGATGGCGATCAGGGCGGCCACCGCCAGCACGATCAGCCCGACGGTGACGATCAGCGGCAAAGAGGCGGCGTCGGCCGCCGCCGCGGAGGCGGCCTCGGTGTCCTCGGCGGTGGCGGTGGCCTCGGTGGTGGTGGTCAGGATGGCCTGGGCCGCCTGGACCACTTTGAGGATGGCGCCGAGCCCGGTCAGCACCCCGCCGATCTTCTGCAGGGCCGGCCCGTACCGTTCGCCCATCACCGCGGCGTGGTCCTCCATGGTGGTGGCGATGGCCTTGATGTGCCCGTTGAAGGTGTCGGCCGAGGCGGCCGCCTGGCCTTTCAGGACCGCCGCGAGGGCCTGGGTGGCGGTCTGGCCGGTGGCGGTCAGGTGGGTGTGCTTATCCAGCACAATCCCGTATTCCTTCAACAGCTTGGTGTTGCCGTTGTAGACCTTGCCCAGCGTGGCCGCCGCCTGGGATAGCGACTCGTGCTTGGCCGCGGCCAGGTCGGTGGCGGTCGACAGCAGCCGCAACGCCTCGGCCGGGTCGTGGGTGGCCTGGGTCAGCGCCTGCAGGGCCTGCTGGGTCTGCTCGCTGGAATTGCCGTACTTCTCCTCATGCTTGATGGCGTCGTCGATCTGGGAGCCGTACTGGTCGAAGCTGTGGCCGGTGGCGGAGATGGCGGCGGCGAGCTGCTGGTGGGCGGCCTGCTCCTTCGACCCCAACGCCGAGAACGCGGTGCCGATGCCGATCAGGGCGCCGCCGGCGCCGAGCATGACATCCGACACGTTGTGGCCGTGTTCGACCATGTTGGCCATGGCGTCGTTGGCGGTGGCCAGGGCGTCGCCGAACGGGCCGAGCACCCCGGTCCGGTTCAAAGTGTTGAGCATGGTGCCGAACGCCTTGGAGGCGGCGCCGGCCATCTCCTGGGCTTTGCTGCCGGCCGTCTTGAAACTGTTCGACATCGACGACGCGTCGGCCAGGATGCGGACCATTACCGACGGGCCGGCCACCGTCTATCTCCTAGCGGCGCGCTGGGCGCGCCGGTTGGCCGCCTCGATGGCGGCCGCCTCGGCCCGCATCTGGTCGACCATGGCCGAGAACATCACGTCGTCGAGGTCGTCTACGTCGCCGGGCCGGCATTGCCAGTAATGACAGAAGGCGGCACGGGCCCGAGCGACCTCATATCGAAAGGGTCGTCGTCGGCCACGTCCACCTCGCAGTCGTAGGCGTGGCCCCACAGGCTGGCCTGGTCGCGGCCGGGGTAGTCGCGGACCAGGATCCGGAAAGCGATGATCCGGAACGGCTGGGCGGCGGCCAGATCGGCGAAGGTGGCGCCCGGCTCGAGATGGGCCAGCTGGTCGAGGAGGCGCTGGGTGGGCAGCCGTTTGGTGAACGCGGTGGTGCAGGTGATCACCGTCGGCAGCGGGTCGGTGTCAGTCATGCGGGTTGGCTCCTTGGTTGGTCCACTGGAAATGGGCGAGCAGCTGGCCGGTCGCCGCCGAGTACAGGTCGGCCGACATCGACGCCAGCGACACCGCGGCCGGGAACAGGTAGCGGCCGCGGGGGTTGTAGTCGCGGGTGGAACGGTGCGGCACCTTGCGGGTACCGCCGAACTCGACCCAGCCGGCGTAGCGGATCGACGACCGGCCCATCCGCACCGCCGCGCCGGACCGGGTCCCCGAGGCGCGGACGTCGCCGGCCAGGCGGCCCGTGTCTTGGGGCAGGGTGGCCCGGGTGGCCGCCGCCACCGGATCGGCCGCCTTGCGGCCGGCCGCGGCCAGCGCCTTATACAGGGGGCCGGTATCGGAGGTCAGCTTGGCCCAGTCGCGGGTGAACGCCTTCAAGCCGACGACGCCGACCGTCGGGGCGGTCGCCACCGGCTACGCCTTGCCCGCCACCCACGCGGAGCCGCTCCAGTGGTTGGCCAACAGGTCGGAGGTGATCACATACTGCCCGGTCGCCCACGCCGTCGCCGGCACGGCTGAGATGCCGGTCAGGGCGGCCAGGTTGGCCGGCACCGACGCCCCCGACGGGGTGAAATAGCCGGGGCTGCCGGCCTGGGCTCCGGTGGCCGCCACCGACCCGTTGTCGACCGTCGGCGGGCCGGTCAGGTTCCAGTCGATGGCCACCTCCGCCGCGGTGCCGGCGTCGCCGACGATCAGATCGAACGGCTGGGGGATCACATAGCCCGAAATGATCGGGTTCGTGGCCGACGCCACCTGCGACGAATGCGGCCGGGCCTTGAAGTTCACCGGGGTGTTGTTGGCCGCATACGCCTGCAGGGCGGCGTTCAAAGTGGCATAGACGGCGCCGGTGTCGAAGGTCTGGTGGAACGTCACCCGCAGGTGGTATTTGGTGATGCCCGGGTAGTCGGTCTCCCCGCACAAGGTGGTGACCGTGACCGGCTTGTTCTCGGCGAACGTCGCCTCCAGATGCTTGACCAGGCAGCGCAGATTCACGCCGCCCAACTCGAAGTAGGCGTCGTTGAGAATCAGCGGGGTGGCGACGGGCGGCGACGGGTCGCCGGTGGCGGTCAGCTCCACTTCGGGGTCGCCGTTGGTGCGGTCCTCTTTGGTGGCGGTCGGCATGGTCGTTTCTCCTATCTCACATTTGTACGGTCAGCATCAGATCGACGCGCAGCAGCTGGATACCGCCCGCCCCGGTCATGTTCAGCCAGTTGCGTTCCTCGGCCGGCCACGCCGCTACCACCGCCCCGCCGAGGGTCTGGTCGGCCCGTACCGCGGCGGCGGCGGCATCCTTCAGCTCTTCCATCTGGTCTTCGGTTTCGATGCCGCCGACGATGATCACCGGCAGGGTGGCCTCGTCGATGCCCATGGCGGCGGCGGAGAACTGGACCAGCTGCGGCCGCGACACCACCAGACACATGGGGTTGACGATCTCCGGGGGCCGGGCATGGACTTTCACGCCGGTGGCCGGGCCCAGCACGTCGACCAGCGCCTGGGCGACCGCAGACCGGTTCCAGGTCATCCGAACACGATGGCCAGATACGGGGCCATGAGCGTCTCGATGTCGGGGTCTTTGGGGCCGACCCGCACCACCCCCATGTCCCCCCAGCCGATGGTGCCGTCCACCGAGTCGCGGCGGCGGGTCAGGCGGGCCGCCTCGTACTGGGCGGCGGTGAACAGCGAGTCGGGTAGAAAGTTGGGGTTGCCGGGGTCGACCCAGCCGCCGCCGCCCGAGCAGCGGGCGGTAACCCAGGCGATGGCCGCCGACAGGTTGGTCTGGATCAGGGCGTCGTCGTTGGTGTCGTCGGTGCGCAACAACGTCTTGACGTCGTCCAGGGTGGGCCAGTCGGCGGCCATCGCAAGCTACTTCTTGGCCTTGGATTCTCGGGTGTCGTCGCCTTCCTCGGCGGGGGCCGGGATGGTGGTGCCGGCGTCGATCTTGGCGATCGAATTGGGGTAGCGGCCGATGACCGGCGCCGCGTAACCCCACACCCCGAGGCGGATCGACTCGGGCCCCAGCACCTCCTCGTAACGGAAGTTGAACGTCGACGACTCCAGCAGCAGGCTGTCGTCGACCTTGACCACGTACAGGTGGTTGTCGACGGCCGCCCAGGACGGCACCACCTGCAGGCCGACCACCTCGCCGGCGATCTGGCCGTAGGTGACCAGATCCCCGAGCCCGTAAGCGTTCATGGGGCCGTGCGAGCCGGTGGTGACCAGCGGCCGGTTCTGGGAGTCTTTCTCCTTGCCCATGTACGCCCAGGCGCCCTCCGAGCACAGCACCACCCGCGGCGGCGCCTTGCGGTGCTTGCGCACCGACGCGGACGCGTCGAGGAAGGCGTCGAACAGGTTGGCGTAGACCGGGGCGGTACCGGGATAGGTGATCGTCGCCGCGTAAGAGGCGGCGGCCTCGATGGCGGCCACCACGGCCTGCTCGATCTGCTCGTTGTAGGAGCCCATGCAGTCGGCGTAGATGATCCCGTCGACGGCCGGGTTGGACCCGTCGACCAGCTGGCGCGACACGTCCACCTTGCCGGTGTAGGTCTTCGGCGAGGTGGTCAGGATGGAGGCGTTGAAGCTGCCGTCGTTGGGGGCGGTGTTCTCCGACGCCTGGGCGGTCACCGCCGCGCCGGGGGCGGTCTGCACCCCGATGTTGACCGGGTTGGCGTCGGTGATCCCCACCCGGCGCAGCGCGTCGGCCCACGGTCGGGCGCCGTGGGCGATGATGGCGAACTCCTCGAACAGCCAGGTGGGCGGAACGATACCGGCGCCGGTGGTGGTGGTCCCGGCCGCCCGCATCTGCATGGAGTGGCGTTCCAGCAGCGACCGGCATTCGGTGTCGTTGTCGAGCTGGGCGTGGAGCATGTCCCGGAAGAATGAGCGCCGTTCGGTGGGGTGGGCGTCGCGGCGGTAGATCTCCGGTTCGGAGCGGACGTGCACCACGGTGGAGGATGCGGTGATGGTGTCGGGCAGGGCGGGGGCGTCGGCCATGGCCCTAACCGCGGCGTAGCGGCGGTCGTCGACCTCGCGCAGCTCGACCAGGCGTTCGCCGAGCGGGTGCATCTGGGATCGGAGCCCGTCGAGCAGGCCGGCCTCGGCGTCGGTCGGGTCGCGCTGGTCGTCGGCGCAGGTGTTCAGGATCGTTTCGTACTGGTCGACCAGGGTCTGGTACTGGCCGCCCAGCTGCTGCATGAGCCGGTTAGGCATTCGGGAACCTCACATGGGGCAGGGGTCGCAGGGCGCGCGACACAGGGTTTACGTGACCCTGGTCGGTTCACCCCTGCCCGGTTCCCGCACGCTGGCGGGGTTCGGTTCCCGATGGTTCGACCGCTACGGGGACTCTACCTTGGGCGGCGCCGCGCCGTCGTCCATGCGCAGGCAGACGACCCAGCCGCCGGTCCCGCCGGTGCGGTCCACCTGGAACGGTTCCCACCCGGCCGGCAGCACCACCTCGTCGGTGGCGTCTTTCAGCGGTTCGATCTGCACCACCTTGAAACGGAACGCCATCTATCCTCCCAGCACTCGGTCGAGAATGGAGCGGGCCCGGAGCAGATCGGTGCGGTAGCCGCCGATCGGGTGGGCGACCGAGCGGACCCCGGTGACCTGGGCGCCCGTGTAGACCGGTTCGCCGGTCAGCACCACATGGTCGAGGTGGGCGGCGTGGCGTTCCAGGGTGCGGTCGGGGCCGCGGCGGGTGCCGATGTCCTTGAACCCGATGGACAGGCCGGTGATCTCCCCGGTTTTGACCATGTGCAGGGCCTCGTCACCGCGGGGGGTGTCGTACATGCGCCACGCCCCGTGCAGCCCGTCGGGCTGCTCGGCCAGGTGGACGGTCTTGCCCACCGGGAACTCGCCGGCGAGGCGGCTGGAATGGCTGGAGTGCATTTTGACGGCGCCGATGTTGCCGGCGGCGATCTGGCGGGCGAACGCCCCCGCCACGAACCGTTCGGTACCGCCGGGGATCTCGGCGGCCACCCCGTAGGGGACGGCCCGGCCCAACACGGTGCGGCCGTCGCCGTCGGAACGCAGCTCCACCATCACCGCGAAATCGCGGGTCTGGATGCCCGCCTCGGGCGGCTGCGAACGGCCCGAGCCGGCCTCCCCCTCGTAGGTGCCGGCCGGGCCGCCCACACTGTCATGGGCTTTGGCCAACGCCTTGGCCTTGTCCATGGCCGCCATCCGCTGCGCCGCGGTGATCGTCGACGCCTTTCCGATCTGGGCCAGGGCGTTACGCAGATGGGCGGTGTCGACATCGCCCGCCGCGTTCTCCACCGGGAAGTGGCGCAGATTGCGCGGGATCGTCTTGCCCGCCGCGTCCTTGCGGCCGCCGGGGGCGACCAGCAGAAACGCCGAGTCGGGCAGATCGTTGATGTAGGCGGTATCCCATTCGGCCACGGTTCATCCTCCCTTGCCGTTGACGGCGGCGGCGCCGGCCATGATCTCGGGCATGTGCTCGGGCATCGGAGCCGGCTGGCCCGCCGCCGGTGGCGACTCCGGCGGCGGGTTCCCGGTAGCCGGCGCGGCGGCCACCGGGGGCAGCGCCGGGGTCGTCTCGGCCGGGCCGATCTCGACCCCGGCCGCTTTGACCTCGTCGTCGATCTGGGATTGCACGATCGCCATCGGGTCCATGTTCTCGCGGGCCCGGACCTCGTCGGGCAGCATCCAAGACGACTGCGGCCCGGGGCCGCCCAGCGCCGCCTGGTAGGCCTGGTACTGCGACAGGGTGTCGGTTTGCAGCGCCGCCTTCAGATCCCACAGCAACGTCTGACCGCGGGGCAAAAGCTCGATCGAGCCGGCCTGCTCGAGCAGGGTCGTCCATGGGGCGATGCAGTCGTTTCAGCCCAGCACCTCCACCAACTGAGCGTTTTTGTAGGTGCCGCCGCCGACCGAGGCGCCCAGCTTGGAGGGCGGCATAAGCCACATGTTGGCCACCGACACCAGCTCGAATTGGCGGGACTCGAGCATCTGGGAGTCGATCGGCCGGAACGCCACCGGGGTGAAGTCGGTGAGCTCGTTGAGTACCGCCGGGCCGACCGCCCCGGAGAACTTGGCCACCCAGTTGGCCTTGGCCTCGTCGGCCTGGGTCTGGGTGATCTCCGGGCGGTGCACCTTCAAGATCCCGGTGGGCATGCCGCCGTTGTTAAAAAAGGTGGCGGCGTAAGTCTGTAACGCCAGGCTGACCGCGATGGCGTCGGAGTCGGTGTCGATGATGCCCCGGCCGAGCGGCCAGCCGGTCCGGCCCAGATGGCTCTTGACGTGCCAGATGTCGACCGGGTCGTACATCTGGCCGGCCACATACCAGGCGCCGATACTCGGCGACATCGGGTTGCCGATAAAGCGGACCGCGGCCAGCGTCGGGTGGATCGGTTTGAGGCTGGTCGGCCACCCGAGACTGTCGCGGCCGGTGATAATGCAAATCGAGTTGCCGTACAGGGTGAGGGCGGAGACGACGCCGGCCCAGAACGCCATGGGGGTCTGGGTCGGGTCGGGTTGGCGGATGATGCCCGGCTGGGGGTCGACCACGTCGGTGCCCCGGAAGGCGAGCGCCGGCAGCATCCCGCAGGTGCCGGTCACGTAGGCGTGGGCCTTCCAGAACGCCGGTACCGACAGGGCGTTGGTCTCCGACGGTTGGGGCAGCACCCGGGTTGGCGGCCAGGTCTGCTCCGGGCCGGCCATAAACGGCGACGAACCCGACGCCGGCGGCACCGGCGGGACCGACGACCCCGCCTGCATGTTCGGGGACGACCGGGCCTGCCAGGGCCATCTCACAAGATCTGCACCGTCCCGGTACCAGCCTTCACAATCCCCCAGTGTGACAGGGTGACCGCCACCAGCGGCGATATGTCGCCGCCGGTCTTGCGGGCCCACGCCCAGGCGTCACCCAGCGGCCGTTTCCGGGCCGCGAACACCGCCTGATTCAGGATCGGCTGCTCCAGGTGGCGTATCTGGCCGTCGATGACCGCGTCGTAGAACATGCCGCACGCCTGGGCGTACTCGCGGGCGGTGACCGTCTCGACGGCCACCCCGGCGGCGGCCAGGTCGACGCCCAGCGATCCGGCCGGGCCGCCCGGGTCGAAGATGAGCGGCCACGGCTGCCAGCGCCGCTGGAGCTCGAGGAGCCGGCCGACGATCCAGTCGGTGTTCGGCCGGTGGTCGACCACCTCGATATGGCGGCGGCCGTCGGGATGCCGTCCCGCCGCCGCGATCGACCCGGCCGATCGGTCCGGGGTGACGTCGATGCTGAAACACGGCAGGCCGGCCAGCTGCGACCTCGGGTCCCGGCACGCCGCCCACGACACCGGGTCGATCACCGGCCGGCCGCCCGACGCCCGCCGGTTCAGGTAGGCCCGGGCGAACTCGCCGGGCTCCATGGCGTCATGGTCGGCCCGGATGACCTTCTCGGTCACCGTATGCCCGAGCGCCGGCATGCACCGCCACCAGGTGGCCGGGTCGTCGGGGTCGTCGTCGTCGCCGGCGCTCCATTCGAAATAGGCCACCCCGTGGCGTTCGTCGGCCTCGACCCGGGCCCGGCCGTCGTCCACCCGGTCATGCAGGAAGAACGACTCGTCGGTGCCCATGGTCGACACCACCCACATCTGGGCGTTCTCCCGGGTCATCATGGCCGGCCGGAACGCCTGGGCCAGCCGCTCGTCACGCTGGGCGAACGCCTCGTCGATGATCCCCAGGTCGAGGGTCTGGCCGTGCCCGGATGACTCGCCCGACGCGGTGATACCGACCGTCGAGCCGGTCGAGGGGAACCGCCACTGCTCCGACCCGTTCCGGGCCCGCATCTTGAACAGGCGGCGCAGCGGGGTGGCCTGCAGCATCTCGCCCTGCTCCTCCCACTTGGCCCGGGAGTTGTTGCGGTCCTGGGCGGCGTAGAGGGTGTGCTGCTGGGCGCCCCAGTTCAGCGACCGGTCCAGTTCCACCACCAGCAGGCACAGCGTCTTGCCGGACTGTCTCGGGATCGTCACCCGAACCTCCCGGTAGGCGGGTGTGCCGTCCTCGAGCAGCTCGCCGGCCACGTCGACCACCTGGCACTGCCACGGCATCAACGGCTTGCCCATCAGCTCGGCCAGCAACGCCATCCTGATACCGACCGTGGTCCGCTCAGGGCTTCGTGGCGTCGCCCACCTGGGCGGACAGGACAGCAAGGAAGGCGGCGAGGTCGTCGCCGTCTTGGGCAGGGGTCACCTCCCCCCGCAACCCGCGCAGCACCTGCAGGTAGGCGTAGCCGACCTGGGTCACCGGCTCCTCGGCGGCGTCGATGATCTCGGCCAAAGTGCGGCCCAACGCCACCAGGGCGGCGTCTTGCGGCTCGATCCGGCCGACCGCTCGCAGGGTCGCCACCGTCCGCTCGAATGCGGCGCTATTCCGGGTTCTTCGAGCCATCCCCGGCCAAGTATGGCCGTTTTGTCCCCGACCCGGTCACAAAGCGGGGGATAAAAC